GTCTTCAATTTATGTAGTTGGACATTATGAGACAGATTGTGGTGGTTGTGATACTATTAATTCTTATCGTGAGATTTTTGACTTGGTGTTGAAGGCACATAATTCTGGCTACAATGTTTTGTTTGAAGGTTTATTAATTTCTGGTGATGCAAAAAGAACTTTCGAATTATTTGAACTTGGTCTACCCTTGAAAGTAATTGGCATAGATATTCCATTGGAAGTTTGTGTTGATTCTATTAATCAACGTAGGAGAAATAGTTATGAAAAGCGTTTGGAAGCGAAAAAGGAAGAGAATAAAAAGAGGGAAGAAAAAGGGCAAAAGCTCTTAAAATTACCTGAATGGCGTGGTGAAGTGAATCCTACTAACACCACCGCTAAATATAATCAAATTAAGAAAACTATGAATTGGTTAGCAGAAAGAGGTGTTGATACTTCTTGGCATAACCGTGAGGAAGCATTCAACGTTATTAAAAAGGAATTAGGGCTATGAGTATCGAAGGATTTTTTAATTATGCAAGAGAACGCTACAACATCTTTTTAAAAAAAGATGTTGTAGGATCACCTGCTCCATGGACTGAAGATAAAATACTTCAACAATATCGTTTTTGTAATATTTTCCGTGAGGATGACATTGTTACAAAATGGATTCGTAAAAACGTTCGTGAACCTTATGCTGACCACCCCAAGCTATTGGGCATGATTGTTCTTGCTCGTTGGTTTAATAAAATTGAAACGCTTGAAGTTATAAAAGAAAACAATTTGTTTGAGAATTGGAACACTGAGGATGCTCAGAAAGCACTTGGTGGTCTTTCTCCTATAGTTAGCGGAGCATATATAATCAAGACTCCAGATGGAATGAATAAACTAACAGGAATTTGTTGGTGCTTAGAGCAAATTTTACCTGATGCAGTACATCTTCAAGCCCATATCGAGGTTGGTGAAACAGGGTTGGCTGACGTACATAGAGTGTTGATGGATTATCCATTCCTTGGTGCGTTTATGTCGTATGAAATAGTAACAGACCTGAGACACACATTTATGTTGAACCAAGCACCTGATATTATGACTTGGGCTAATCCTGGACCAGGAGCAGCACGAGGTCTCTCAAGGCTTTTAGGCTATGAGGCGAATCATTTTAATCGTAGTAGTAAGAAAGATTATGCAACTATGATGGTTGAAATGCAGAAGTTATTGGAATTATCCAAGCAAGATAAATATTGGAGCAATGAATATCCTGCTTGGGAAATGAGAGAAGTCGAACACACGTTGTGTGAGTTCGATAAATATGAAAGGGCAAGACTTGGTGAGGGTCGTCCTAAACAAAAATATAGAAAAGGAGTTTAAATCATGACATCTGTAAGACTAACAAAAACAATACGAGAAACAATCTATACTCGTGTCATTAAATATAAATTTCAGGAACAAGTTACTGAACTTTTAAAGAAACATCAGAAATTAGCTGAAATGATCTATCAAGATATGTTCACCAAGGATGAGCATAAACTTTTAAAAAGTTTGCCACAAAATTGGTTGGCACCAAGACAGTCGATCAGTTATAATTTGGCAGGACAATCTAGATATATTTGTTTCAATGGAATCATAGGTCATTATAGGGAATATTACAACCAAATTGATTTTGAAAAACCAGAACAAATTGAATTTAATTTCCCTTGCCAATATGAAACTCCTGTTATCGAGTCTGGGACAGAAATCTATAACCTTGTTAATAAATTAGATAATGAAGCTGATTCTCTGAATGAAGAGATAAAGAAAGCAAAACAAAACTTATGGGCTGCTTTAGAATCAGTGACTACTCTTAATAAATTAATTACAGAGTGGGAAGAAATTCGTCCATTCTGTAAGGATTTTATGGTCACAAAAGCTAATCTTCCCGCTGTGAAAGTTAGTGAATTAAATAAAATGTTGAATTTACCAAAAGAGGAGAATTCATAGTGAAGAAACTATTATTAATATTTTGTTTATTACCATCTATATGTTTAGCAGATGCAGAACATAGAGAAAAAATTATTTTTGAAAATAAGCGTGCGATGACCATAAGCAAAAGAGAAATAAATGTATTTGAATATCAATCAAAATTAGATAATAGAATAATTTGCTTTATCGCAGTAACTGAAGGTTATCAAGAAAATTTACATTGTGTTAATAGGAGAGAAAAGTAATGTTAGTTTTTGATGTTCGTAACGTTCATGAAGCTTTACCTAAAGTAGTGCAAGCGTTGCTGTTAAAAAAGAATGCAGTTAAGAGAAACTCTCGTAATGGAGAAGTGTTGGTATTTAAAGAACCAGTAACAACGGTCTATCGTAAACCAACAGAAAGAGTATTATTTTATCCTGATAGAGATGCTAATCCGTTCTTCCATTTTATGGAAAGTCTTTGGATGCTGGCTGGTCGTAAAGATGTTGAAATGCCCGCAACCTATGTTAAAAACATTAAGAACTTTAGTGATGATGGAATTTTCTTCAATGCTGCCTATGGGCATCGTCTTATTAAGCAATACAGTAAGAATCAGTTAAAAGAAATTATAGATATTTTAAAAAATGATCCTGATTCAAGACAGGCTGTTGCTCAAATTTGGTCGCATGAAGACTTGCTAAAAAATACTAAAGATAAACCATGTAATCTAATGGCAGTTTTTAGCATTAATTGTGAGAATAAGGTTGATATGATTGTCTATAATCGTAGCAATGATATCGTTTGGGGAGCATACGGAGCTAATGCTGTTCATTTTAGCTATTTTCACGAATATGTTGCAGCAGGTATTGGGAAAGAAGTTGGTGTATATAGACAAGTTAGTAATAATTTGCATGCATACCTAGATACTTTAGAAAAAGTTAAGAATATTGGTGAATATGAAGCTATAAATAATCCTTATTCTTATCCTAATGACTTAAAACCTTTTCCACTTGTTAATTCTCAACTAGAACATTGGGAACTAGATTTAAAATTATTTATGGATGATGCTCCTTGCAGTACTATGAATGATCGTTTCTTTACCAGAGTTGCTTATCCTATAAAAGCAGCTCACAAAGCTTATAAAAACAAAAAGAATCCTAAAAGATTTTCTTATGCCATTGAAATTATGGAACAGTGTTTAGCTGAAGATTGGAGAAAAGCTTGTATTGAATGGTTACAACGTCGGGAACAAGGAGCAAAATAATGGAACAAGCTAATAAGTTCACTAAAATTATACAAACGAGAGCTGGTGGAAGAGTAGAAAGATGTCACTCTTTTACTAAAATTGGCAGTTATAATGTAGCAGAACATTCTTGGAATGTTGCTATGCTGGGTTATTATCTATATTCAAAAGATTTTGAAAGGTTGTGCATACATTATTTAGTGCATGATGTTCATGAAGCTTGGGTCGGTGACATACCAAGTCCAGTAAGGAAGTATGCTTTGGACGGGTCTGTTTTAGAAAAAATTGAAAAAGCTATAAATTTAGAACTGAACTATCCTTCAGCATGTGATTTATCTGATGAAGATAAAATTAAAATTAGAAGCTGTGACCAACTAGAATTCTACTTTTGGGCTAGAGAACAAGAATTATTGGGTAATAAATTCATTAGAGAATCATTAATAGAAATTGAAAGATATTTTGATGAAAATCCTCTTGAATATAAAGCAAATAAATTATATCTTTTTGCTAAGGATATGGAAGATGGATTTTTACCAAGACAACAAGGTGTGATAAAAGAAATTATGGAGAAAATCAATGGTTAAACAAGTAGCAGGAACACACTATAAAAGTAGTTTTCAACATTGGGACTTTGTAGAAATGTTTGAAATTGGTTATCTAGAAGCTAATGCAACTAAATATGTGTTGCGTTGGAAGAAAAAGAATGGTGTGGAAGATTTAAAGAAAGCAAAAAGCTATGTTGAAAAATTAATACTAGAGATGCATTTTAATGACAGGAGATCAAAATCCACTATTGGTGATGACTTCTTCATAAATGAATTTTGTATTAGCAATAAATTAGGTGAAAAAGAACGTAATATTTGCCATGTTTTATTAGCTCAATGGGAAGTTGTGGAAGAATTAGAAGCAGTGATTGGCTGGATAGATCAATTAATCGAGGAGGCTTCTCAACCAAGAATAGATTCAACAGGACAAGATAGTCCATTTGGATATGATGGGGAGGAAGGTTGATGCAACTACCATTATTTGAACCAAAGAGTGAATGGAAGCCTCCTCAACTGAGTGAGCTTCCATCTTGGAAAGGTAAAAAGAGAATTTGTATTGATGTTGAAACACGTGATGAGCAGCTTCGTAAGCTTGGTCCAGGAGTTCGTCGTGGTGGATATATTGTTGGAATTAGTTTCACTATAGAAGATGAAGGCTCTTATTATTTACCATATAGGCATGCGGGAGGAGATAATCTTCCTGTCGATGCAGTGCTTTCCTATATGAAGGAAAATGCTAAAGTATTCACTGGAGATTTGGTGGGTGCAAACCTTAGTTATGATCTAGACTATTTGTGGGAAGAAGGGATTTTCTTCCCCAATGTAAGATTTTATAGAGATATTCAGATTGCTGACCCTTTAATTTATGAATTACATAATAGTTATAGTTTGGATAACATTGCCAAACGCCTTGGTCTGGCAGGTAAAGACGAAACACAATTGCGTATAGCTGCAAAAGATTATGGTGTTGACCCTAAAGGTGGTATGTGGAAACTTCCTGCTCGTCACGTAGGAGCATATGCAGAAGCAGATACACAACAACCATTATTAGTATTAAGACGTCAGGAAAGATTAATCGACGAACAAGATTTATGGGATATTTATGACTTAGAAAGCAAAGTTCTCCCTGTTTTAGTAAAAATGCGTCGTCGAGGTGTATTAATAGACCAAGATAAACTTAGTAGAGTAGAAGAATGGTCTACAACTCAGGAGAAAGAGGCTCTCTCGGAAGTTAAAAGGCTTTCAGGTGTAGCTATTAACCTTGGAGATGTTTGGAAAGCGGAGGCTATTGCTCCAGCTCTGGAGAACATAGGTATAAAGGTTGGTAAAACTGCCAAAACAAATAAACCTTCAGTTGATAAAGACTTTCTCACATCTGTAGACCACCCTGTTGCTAAATCCTTACTTTGGGCACGTAAAACAAATAAGCTCAGAACAACTTTTGCTGCGTCAGTTCGTAGATATATGACTAATGGTCGTATCCATTGCGAATTTAACCAAATAGCAAGAGAAAATGAAGATGGAGAGCAAAAGGGTGCGAGATTCGGCAGGTTAAGTTGCACTAATCCAAATTTACAACAGCAACCAAGTCGTGACGAATTTGCACAAATGTGGAGAGATATTTATATCCCAGAGCAGGATGCAATTTGGTGTGCAAATGACTATAGTCAGCAAGAACCTCGTTGGACAACTCATTTTGCAGCCGTGATGGGTCTTCCAGGAGCAAAAGCTGCTGCACAAGCTTATCATGATGATCCATTACTTGATAATCACCAATTTATGTCAGATTTAACAGGTCTTCCACGTAAAGCAGCCAAGAACATTTACTTGGGCTTGTGTTATGGTGAAGGTGGTGCAAAATTATGCCGAGAATTAGGTCTTCCAACTCGTTGGGCTTCCGTGTTTGGTAGAGGTCGTGACCGTAAAACTAAATATTATGCAACTCGTGAAGAAGCATTAGAAGCTAAAAAGCAGGTGGAAAACGGCTATATTTATGAAGCAGCAGGAGAAGAAGGTCAAAATATTTTAAATACTTTTGATAATCGTGCACCATTTATCCGACAATTGGCTAAAAAAGCCCAGCAGAAGGCAGCAGCCAAGGGTCAAATTCGTACTGGTGGTGGTCGTGTAATTCACTTCCCAGAAAAGAAAGACGGCAGTTATGATTGGTGTCATAAGGCTTTGAACCGCTTAATTCAGGGAACTTCAGCAGACCAGACCAAGAAAGCATTAGTTGCTTTGGATGAAGCTGGTTATTTTATGCAATTACAAGTACATGATGAAATAGATGGTAGTGTGGCAACTGAAGCAGAAGCTCACGCTCAAGCTAAAATTATGAGAGAGATTATGCCTTCAGAGGTTCCATTTAGGGTGGACACTGAATTAGGTAAAAGTTGGGGAGATTCAATGGGTTAGAAAAAGACAATAAAGTTGTTGTCTTTTTCTATTAGATAAATTATTATTAATTCATTTAGTAGAATTTTAGAAAAGGAGATTGGAATGAACAAAGCTGAAAAATTAGATAGAATTGCTGCTTTTAATGTATTGTTTCCTGTTGGAACTAAAGTGTATTTAAAAGAAGATGGGAAAGAAAGATTGACCCGCACTGAAATTGCTGGTGCTGCTTTCTTAAATAAATCAGAAGAAATGGTTGCTTGGTTTCAAGGAATTAGTGGTTCTTATAAGATTAGTTGCTGCAAAGGAGAAATTGATCAAGGTATTGAACGAGAACTTTTAATAGAGAAAATGGCTAACAAACAAGTGGTTGCTAGTTTGAAATATGAAATCCACCAAACTCATTTATGTCATGCCAGAACTCGTAGAAATTTAGCTGATATAGAAATTAAGATTGCTGAAATAAGAAACAGAGCTGCAGAAGCTAGAAGCCAAGCTCAACCTTTGGAGGCTATTTGTGATTCTAATTTAGAAATAAGAGACAAAATTCTAGAAGGGATTAATTTTGTCATGACAGGAAAAAGAGATGTTTCATAAAACACACAAAGACTTCTTAACTCTCGCCAAGTTTTGGGCTGAATTAAAAAGCAAAGACCCTAGCACTAAAGTTGCTGCTGTTATTGCTGATGATAAAAAGCGTATTGTTGGGATGGGATATAATGGATTCCCCAGAGGAGTTGAGGATAATCCAGAACGCTATCATGACAGGGAAATAAAGTATAAATATGTCGTGCATGCTGAAGTTAATGCAATATTAAATGCTGTGAAAAGTGTTGAAGGTTGCACACTCTATTGTTATCCTCTGCCAACTTGTAGTGAATGTGCTAAAGTAATTATTCAGTCTGGAATTAAAAGGGTTGTATTCCCTAAAGATTCCAATGTGGATAAAAATTGGACAGAATCTTTTAATTTTGCTTATCAAATGTACAGCGAAGCTGGTGTTGAGGTTTTGTATGTCTGAACAAGGGATGAGACAAAAGGTTGTGAAGCTTTTAAGTGAATTGGGAGCATTTAGTGTAGAAAATCCCATTCGTCCAGGAACTCCTGACGTGAATTATATTGAAGGTTGGATAGAATTAAAATGGTTGAGAAGATATCCAAGGAATTATAAAGAAAGTCCCATTCTTATTGAACACTTTACTCCTCAGCAGCGTATATGGTTAAGGAAGCGATGGGAAAAGGGTGGTGCTGCTTATTTATTACTTCAAGTGAAAAAAGAATGGTTCTTATTCACTGGTAAGACTGCGTCGAAGATGGTGGGAAGATCAACCTATCAAGAATTGATAGGTTGTGCTGCTGCTTATTGGGCAAATGGTTTAAATAAAGAGGAATTAATAAAATGTCTAAGAAACAAAATTTCAGATTAACAGTAGGAGAATCTCTCCTGTTAGATCGAAGAAGACGTGGCGAGAATCAGAAACAAGCTGCTGCTCGTCTTGAATTATCATATAATTCGTATTGTTATCTTGAAAGAGATATGATGGCTCACGATATTGAAGTAGAGTTAAATTCAATTGCACCGAACGAAAAATGCTTGATTTATAGAAAGCGAGCAGGTATGACACAAGCCCAAGTGGCGAATACTTTGGGCTTGTGTCGCTGGTGGATTAATTTAATGGAACAAGGTAAGTCTCCTTGTGGACAATTACTTCAATTTTGGGAAGCATAATGAACAGCATAGAATTTTTAAGAAAGTGGAAGCAAGGAGGACCATGGGTTCTTACTTCAATTCAAACAGATAGAAAAGGAATACACACACAAACTTTCTATGAAAAAGATGCAGAAGCATTAGAGAATTGGTTAAATCAATATAATGGTAAACGAAATATTTATTTCCATGTAAATCCTCCGACGCATGATTTAAAGAAAAAAGCTGAGCGTGAAGACATTAAAGAACTTTCTTGGTTGCATGTAGATATTGATCCTAGAGCTGGAGAAGACATTGAAGATGAACGTGAAAGAGCGTTAAATCTACTTACAGAAAGATTGCCTAAAGGGGTGCCAGCTCCCACTGTTATTGTATTTTCTGGTGGTGGTTTTCAAGGGTTTTGGCGTCTTGAAAATCCAATAATTATCAATGGAGACTTAGCAAAAGCAGAAGATGCTAAACGCTATAATCAACAATTAGAAATTTTGTTTGGAGCAGATAACTGTCACAACATTGATAGAATAATGCGTCTTCCAGGAACTATGAATATTCCTGATGCTCGCAAACAAAAGAAAGGAAGAAAGCCTGAATTAGCGAAGGTGGTAGAGTTTAATGAAAATATTTATGCACTAAAAAACTTTACTCCTGCTGCAGCAGTTCAAATGGCTGATGATAGTGGATTTAGTGGAAGTCGGGAAACTGTTAAAATAAGTGGTAATATTGAAAGAATTCAAGATGTTTCTGAATTGGATGAATGGTCAGTTCCTGACCGTATAAAAATAATAATTGTGCAAGGGAGTCATCCTGATGAAGTTAAACAAGGAGACAATAGTCGCTCTGCGTGGGTTTTTGATGCAATTTGTAATATGGTTCGTCGTGATGTTCCTGATGATATCATTTTTAGCATATTAACAGATCCAGATTATGATATTTCAGAAAGCATTCTAGAAAAAGGCTCTAATGCTGAAAAGTATGCCATTAGGCAAATTGAGCGTGCAAAAGAAGAGGTTATAGATCCATGGTTGCGTAAACTTAATGAAAAATTTGCTGTGATAGGTAACATGGGTGGAAAATGTAGAATTGTTGAGGAAGTTCACGACCCTGCATTAAATAGAAGCAGACTAACCAAACAATCATTCGATGATTTTTGTAATAGATATGCAAATATTGATATTGAAATTGGTATAAGTAAAACTGGTGTTCCACAAACTCAGAAATTAGGTAGGTGGTGGAAAGAACATCCTAAACGCAGACAATACGATTCACTAATATTTGCTCCAGGAAAAGAAGTTAGTAATGCTTACAATTTGTGGAAAGGTTTTAGTTGTGAAAGTCTTCCTGGAGATTGTTCATTATTTCTTAAACACATAGAAGAAAACATATGTCAAGGCAATCAAGTGTTTTATGAATATCTTATTTCTTGGCTTGCTAGAGCAATACAGCAACCTGATTCTCCAGGAGAAGTTGCTGTTGTGTTGCGTGGTGGTCGTGGTGTTGGTAAATCCTTATTTGCCAAGGAGTTTGGGAAGCTATTTGGACGTCATTTTCTACAAGTTAGTAATGCTGGTCACTTAGTTGGTAACTTTAACAGCCACCTCAGAGACACTATTGTATTATTTGCGGATGAAGCATTCTTTGCTGGTGACAAGAAACATTCTTCAGTACTAAAAACTTTAATCACTGAAGAAACTATTACAATTGAAGCAAAGGGTGTTGATGTAGAAGCAGCTCCCAACTATGTGCATTTAATTATGGCATCGAATGATATGCATGTCATACCAGCTGGGGGAGATGAACGTAGGTTTTTTGTTTTGGATGTTGGTAAACAACACCAGCAGGACGCCTCTTATTTTGGGCTTCTTATGAAACAAATGGAAAATGGTGGGAGAGAAGCATTACTTCATTATTTAATGACTTATGACATTTCTGACTATCAAGTTAGAAATGTTCCTCAAACAGATGCATTGAAGGAACAAAAGATGTTATCATTAAGCCCAGAAGAGGACTGGTGGTATCAAAAGCTGCTGGACGGAAGGTTGCTAGAAAAACATGAAGCTTGGGTTAGTGAAGTTATGAAACGTGAAATTATCGATGACTTCATAGACAATCATAGAAGGTTTAATGTAACAAGACGTGGCACTGCAACACAGTTGGGCAGGTTCTTGAACCGTGTTTGTCCTACACTGACAGGTGTACAGAAAATGGCAGAAATTGAAGTTAACCATCCTGACGGTTGGAGTTCTACTAAAAAGGAAAGAACTTATTTTTGGAAATTTCCATCATTAACAGAGTGTCGTGCACGTTGGGATGAGTTTTATGGTGGTGAGAAATGGTCAGAAGAACCACAACAATTTGAATTAAATAGCAAAAAAGATCCATTTTAGTGTTGTCTTTTTCTTCGAATGGATTATTATGAGTTTTAGAAAAGGACAACAACTTAATTAGAAAAGGATGTATAATGAGTAATAGAGAAACATGGTTAGAGAATGCCAAGAAAGAATTATCACAGAAATTCTTTCTTGATAATGGATATAAACTCCCAGAAAAAGTGCAAGTTAGTTGTGGTTTTCCTCGTGGAAGTTCAAAAGCAATAGGACAATGTTTTGATCCTGAAGTTTGTGAAGACGGAACAGTGCAAATATTTATTTCTCCTTGCCAGTCAGATCCAATTCGTGTTTTAGATATACTTTTGCACGAATTGATACATGCTGCAGTAGGTATAAAAGAGGGTCATAAAGGCAATTTTCGTAAATTAGCGAAAGAATTTGGTCTTGCTGGCAAAATGACAGCTACTTATGCTGAAGTGGGTAGTAGTCTTTGGGAAAAGTTGGCTATGATTGCTGGTAAATTAGGAAGATATCCTCATGGTTCTATAAAACTAAAAAAGAAGAAAAAGAAATCTGATGGTTGGATTAGATTATACTCTGTTGAGCATGAAGCTTATAAAATAACAATAAGTCCCAAGCAGTATGAGGAGTTTGGTGCTCCTCTTGACCCTTGGGGAACTCAAATGCAGGAGGTAAAAAGATGAAAATAGAATTAATAAAAATAAATCGTGGGAAGTGGAAGTACGAATTGGTGGAAGATTTTGCTATCTTACTACCACCATATAGTGACTTTATTCCACAGCAAACATTAACAATTGATAAACATAAATATTTTACTATTCAAATTGTTGAAAAAACTGGTGAGACATTAGTGAAAATAAAATCTGGTTATGCTTGGGATGGTGCTACTGGACTTCCAGATTTACTTCAAACCAAAGATTTACAGATTCCTAGTTTAGTGCATGATGTATTCTGTCAAGCTACTAACGAAGATTTATTATCTTGGAATCGTTGGAGAGAATATGGAGACGATATATTCAAAACCCTTTATGAAGAAATAAAACGTCAAGGTTGTGGAATATTTTTCTTGCGTAAATGGTTTTTGTATACAGCTATAAGAATTAATTCAATTTATCAGGGGTGGAAGAGATGAACAAAATAATTTTTAGTATATTAGTGTTATTGGTAATTGTTTTGTTATTTGGACTGATGCTTTATCAAGCCTTAACATTGCCAATTGTTTATGAAAGTTATAGTTTAGGCACGTGTGTTGAAGTGTTTGACCCTTCTGGGCAATATAGTTGTGACAATCTACCTGCTAAGTATCACCATGAATGGAGAAGTTAGTTATGTGTTATAGTATTAAGATTGATGTTCAAACTCCTTATGCTCTTCAATTGTTATTAGAAATTCATAAGTTAATAAAAAATGAAGAAGCAGAAGAAAAGATTGCAGAGTTAGTGGGAAAACTGCATTATGATTTAGGTTTAAGGGAAGAAGTGGTGGAGATTGATACAAATTATTTAGAAGAACATAGAGTTGGTTTTATTATTGTTCATGAACAAACTGAAAGGGTGGTGCATTAAGATGACTTATCAAGTAAAAGAATTTAATATTGCATTTAAAATAAATATGCCTGATAGTCCAGAGCTACCAGAGCAAAACAAAGCACGTCCTGTTGACGACGATCTAAAATTAAAGGAGTGGGCTGAAAAACTGGAGGATATTGCAGAAGACATGCATAAGTCTGCAGAAACAGCTGATCATCCACTAAGTTATATGCGGTTGCATTTACTAACTGAAGAATTATCTGAGTTAGTGCGTGGATTAGAAAATGATGACATTGTTGAAACTTTAGATGCATTGTGTGATTTACGCTATGTGTTGGATGGAACAATCCTCAGCTTTGGGCTTGATCATGACGATATTTTTGATAAAGCTTATAAAGAAGTTCATCGCTCCAACATGTCGAAATTAGATGAAAATGGTGAACCAATATTTAATCCTGCAGGTCGTGTTGTTAAAAGTTCAAAATACACACCTCCTGATCTCAAACAATTCTTTAATGAAGAAGATTTTAAAAGATGGGGAACTGGTTTGAATCAACGTTATGTGGGAGGAATTGAACATTTAGTTGGTCGACCAAGAGATTTAATTTATTTAGACTTAACTGATTATGGAGCTGACACTCTTTTGAATAAATGGGGTGGTGGTAAACAGTGGGCTATTGAAAGAGTTCTTGATAATGTTGAATATGAAAACGAAATGCATGAAAAAGATCCTAATAGACAAGTTTGGAACCCTCGCTGCAAAGAAGCTGTTTATCGTGTTTCTTATGTTAATGTTCCATATGGTTTTTGGAAAACATTAAAGAAAAAAGTAAAACTTGAAAAGGTATTTCCCAATGATTGATGATTATACTGAATATCCTACTACTGTCGGTGAAATTAAATCTGATTTAACGCAAGATGCAACTGATTGGTCTGCTAGAGATTTATTAATAAATCTGTTAAGAGATATCGATAGTGGTAAATTAGAAATTGAAAAATTAGTTCTTAGCTACCGTCGTAAAGATGGTAGTTTAGGATTTGGCAATGCTGGTGAATCTAATCATGTTGTTGCTGTAGGTCTTTCTACTATTTTAACTAGTTGGCTATTAGATTCTGTTGAATAAAAGTTGTCTTTTTATTCATTTAGTTGTTGTCTTTTTCTACAGATAAGGTATAATCATAATCAGAAAAGGACAACAACTTAGAAAAGGATTAAATAAAATGACTCGTATAAATTGTATTCCAGTTCAGGAATTATGTCGTCACCATCTTGTAGCTGAATATCGTGAATTGCCACGTGTGTTTAAGTTAGCTTATAAAGCTATTAACAAGGGAACAGCAATAGCCGTTCCCCCTACTTATACTTTGGGCACTGGTCACGTCAAGTTTTTCTATGCTCGTCTTGAATATTTATCTAAACGGCATGAAGAATTAGTTGCTGAAATGAAGGCTCGTGGCTTTAAACCACAAATGGAAAATGTTGGAGCTGAATGGAAAACTAAGATTGAACAAATTTATTGGAACGACTGGAAGCCCAGTGAACAAGATATGTCTATTAATCGTGCACGCATAGAGGAACGCAAGCCCAAGTTGAAGTTTGTTCGTGAGGACAGGGGAATGTGTCGTAGATACTATTCTTTTTCTCGTAAGTTGTATTGTGAATGTGAACTTAACAACGAACTTTATGTTTGTAGTAAAGATGGTGAACCTTCACATAAGGTTGCTGATTCTGTTGAAGAATTTAATAAGAGGTTAGCAAAATGAGGGATATTTTTGTTTTAGATGAAGACAAACAAATTGTGTCAACTATTTGTTTGTCTCCCATTCAAGTCAGAGAATTGGAAGACAAGGGTGAAGTTATTCTTCGTGATTATGAAGATACTGTTCGCAGTGTAGAATTTAAGACTAATGGTGAAATAAGTGGTGCGCTTTCTTATAAGACAATTAAGTATAAGGCTGTGTGGGAAAAGAGTAATAATTTTGCTGGTAAGCAATTGAAAGGGGTTGTGAAAGATGAAGGGTAGAATATTTGCTAAGAAAATTATTAATTCTAAGACTGGTCGTTCCGTGATTTGTGTAAGACTTAGAGACGGAAGCACTCGTTGTGTTGTTGTTCTTGAAGGGACGTTACCCAAGGGAAACCGTTTAAGAGTTGGAGAAGAGCTAATTCTTGGATTAACAAAGGTAAAAGTCCGTGGGGGATTGGAATTAGAGACTGGATCTAGTCCTTATGTTCCTGAAATTAAAATGGTGGATTAAAATGGCAGAGATTACAATAAATATTGATATTAACTCACTACATGAAATACCATTAGCTTATGAAAAAGCTATGAAAGAAGCTGAAGAAATCATGAATGACAGCATTTCATATTATGTTGGTATTAGTTTGAAAAAAATAAATTTATATAAACACTATTCTTCAGAAGAAGTTGAATATAGGTGTGAATTTGAAATAACTAATATAGATATTTGTGAATCTGAATAAAAAGACAACTTTTTATTCATTTAGTTGTTGTCTTTTTCTTGAGTAAATGTTATACTTGTAATCAGAAAAGGATGATACCATGACTATCAAAGAATATAGAATCAGAGAACAAAGTAATTTGTTTTGTTAAGTCAGCATCTATTATTTGCTGAACCAATAATTTAATTTATTTAGGAGAAAAATAATGTCACACTTTAGTGTATTGGTTATTACAAAGAGTAGACCTTCTAAGATTGACTTAGAAGGTTTGATGATGCCTTATCATGAGTTTGAATGCACAGGTTATGAAGCATATATTCAAGAAATAGATGAAACTGAGGAGATGAGGAAAAAATTTTCTATCAATACTTCAGAATACTATAAAAATGAAGAAGGTGAGCTGTTTGAAACTTATGAAGATCAATTTTTCAGAGACCCAAAAGAAGGAGAATTAGAAAGGGCTGGTGTCATAGGTGGCACTGGTGCAGGGAATGATATTAGCTGGCATAGTCGTGATTGGAATGATGGGAAAGGTTATCGAACTAAAGTTCACTATATTCCTGAAGAATTTACTCCAGTAACAAAGTCTATTGCTGAAGTAAAGTCTTTCCGTGAGTGGTTGAAGGATTGTACTAATAGACAAGAAATCTTGTCTATTAGTGAATTAAATGAAGAAACTAAATATGGTTACACCCTCATAGATAGTAATGGCGAAGTTGTAAAAACCATTAAGAGAACTAATCCTAATTATAAATGGGACTGGTGGGAGATTGGTGGTCGTTATCGTAACAGGTTGCTTTCTACACAAGGTGGTGTTTGTGATTCAGAAAGGGTTGGAGATATCGACTTTGAAGTCATGAAACAAACAGCTGTGATGCGTAGGGAGGAATCTTTAGAAAAAGTTGTGAAAGAGAGTTTGCTTTCTTTTGAAGAAATAAACTCTCTTTGGGCTCAATACGTCAAATATGGAGGTTGGAAAGCTTTTATTAAAGAATGGGAAAATATGGAAGGTAGAAAAGGCATTAGACCTCATGAAGCAATAAGTCTTTTGCCAGAAAATCATATTATTAGAAAAATGAGGGAAACTGATTTACTTAACAAGTTTTCTGGTATGCTTGGACTTGATGTTGATGAGACTGAACCAAATTTGGAGAATTGGGTTCAGTCTGCTCCAGCCTTATCCTGCTATGCCATTAATTATGATGGGCAGTGGGAAGCTATTGGGGAAATGGGCTGGTTTGGTTGTTCTTCAGACGAGGTTACACAAGCCCAGTGGCAGGCAACTGTTGATGAAACTCTGGCAAAGTGTAGTAAGGATTATTGGATAACAGTGGTGGATTGTCATGTTTAGAACAGGAGGTTAGAGATGACTCATAGTGTGTTGAGTTTAAAGAATTTGTTGGGAAGAAATGAAAGTGATTTAATTTCTAAAATTAAATATCTTGAAGCTGCTAATAATATTCAGTTGACAAAAAGAACTAAACGTCAAATTGATGGACTGTCAGATAAGAAATTCATGGGTTCGGCTTTGGTTTTAACTATCACTGATATTAGTGGGAATGAGGTTATGTGTCCTATTGCTATTTCAGATGGTCTTTCTTCAGAAACAATTGAGGTGTTGAAAAAAGAAGTTGATAAAGTAGAGAAAATGAAAGAGGAATTGTATGACAAGTGAACTAAAGAAAATTAATAATTTTTATGCTGGAGGAGGGTTTTTATTAAAACCTTTGTATCGTCAATTTGAAGATAACAGCGGACAATATTTGGCAGGATATACTTTGTATTATGAAGGAGTTGAGGCTGATTTTTACCCTATTCCTGATGATATGAAATGGAAGCCTGAAGAATTTTTAAAACAAATTGCGGAGTCTATTAATAATGAATTTAATGATTGATTTAGAAACATTTAGTATCAAGCCCAATGCTGTCATAACTCAGGTTGGAGTGGTGGTTTTTGATACAACACAGATACTATCGAGTATCTGTGTTGACTTAACACTCACTGAACAAATTTTGGATGGTTGTGCTGTGGATGAAGACACTGTTTCTTGGTGGAGAAGTAACAAAGAAGCACATTCGATTTTATGTTCTGGAGAGCCTGTGAATTACTACCAAGGGCTGGAAAATATTAGGAAATTTATTGTGGAAAAATGTCCTAAAGTTGAAGGTGTTTGGGCTCATGGAGCAAGTTTTGATTTACCTATTATTGAAAATGGGTTCCGGAATGCTGGGATTGACATTCCATGGAAATACTCAAAACATCGTGACACACGCACACTTTATCAGCTTGCCAAGGATAATGGGTGGCAATATGATCGTGGAAAAGTTAGTCATAATGCTCTTGATGATGCCACGCATCAAGCTGAAATGACCATGTCAGCCTTGAAATGGTTATCTAAAGGTTAATATATTATTGTAGATTGACATCTGTTGATTATCTGGTCGACAGATGCGGACTTAACTTTCAGTTAAGTTGGACTTAACTACCGACATTCAGTTAAGTCGTGCCCAAGCCTTCTCTGCCCAAGGGTTGAGGGGGTTGGACTCGACTTACTTGACTAACTCTACTGCTTTTTATTCCTCGGGTTTTCTCTTCTCTTCTTTCTTTCTTATTTTAGTTAAGTAAGTTAAGTAAGTTAAGTAAAGAACTCTAAAACAATAACTTATGAGGAGTTTTTAAACCATTAAAGTCAAGCGTCAGTTAAGTCCAGTTAAGTAATTGTTGTTTTTGCTTGCCTTTCACCTTGGGCTTGCCTTATAATTGAGAGCAGATGATCGCATGGGCGAAAATCACGAAAAACTCAAATTGTCATGGGGCAAAAAGAGATGACTGAGACCAAAAAACCAAAAACCAGATACAAACGCAAAGATCCAACCAAAAACGCATCAACGACTGGTGGTCCTGGAAAACGTGATGTTGACCAGACAAACTGGCGTGTTAAAATGCAAACTAGTCGAATTAAATTTGACGATAAATTAAAACAGAAATTTTTAGATGAATTTGCCTTTTGTGGTAGGATGGCTGAAGCAGCATATAACGCTGATGTGACTTATGCTTGTGCTAAATACCATCTTGATAATGACCCTGAGTTCATGCAGGCTTTTGAAGAAGCAAAGCAAAAATACAGGGATCGTGTTGCCACCAAGGCACAAAGATTGATTTTTGATGGTTCCAAAGATCCAATTGTGGGTGGTAAGAACAAGGATGAAATCATTGGTCACAAAACTACTGAATACCCTAACTTGATTCTGGCTGAGTTGAAACGTGTTGACCCATCTTATACAGACCGTCAGCAACTCGACATCAATGGTGGAGCAAGCGGTGTTCTTGTAGCACCTGCTGATATGAGTCCTGAAGAGTGGATTGCTGAACAAAATGAGTTGAACAAAACGAGGGTGAAACCAGATAGCAGCAATGACCACGGAGCATAAGCCAACTCAACAAGAAAGCCTAGAATACGAGGAGCGGTATCAACAGGCGGTTGCTATCGAGGCAAAAGTTGCTCGTCAAGTAAACGGTAATTCAAACGTTATTTGGAGTCCGCAAGAGGGTTCTCAACACTTCGTTATGAAGTGCAGCATTTTTGAATTACTTTTCCATGGCACTCGTGGTCCAGGAAAAACAGACACACTGCTGATGTGTTTTGCTCAACATGTTGGTAAAGGTTTTGGACAAGCATGGCGTGGCATTATTTTCCGTGAAACCTATCCACAGTTAGCAGACGTTCAAGCCAAGTCTGAAAAATGGTTCAGACAGATCTTTGGTGACAAAGCTAAATTCAATAAATCTAAAATGATGTGGGAATGGGACACAGGTGAAGTTCTTATGTTCCGACACATGAATTCACCCAGCGATTATTGGAACTACCATGGGCATGAATACCCATTCATTGGTTGGGAGGAATTAACCAACTGGGCAACGGATGAATGTTATAAATCCATGATATCTTGTTGTCGTAGCTCAACTCCCGGAGTTCCTAGAATGTTGCGTGCTACCACCAACCCATATGGAGCAGGACACACATGGGTGAAAGAGCGGTTTAGGCTTGGTGGTCGTTGGTGGGAAACCATCATTGTCACAGACAGCCGTGATATTGCAGGAAGATTAGAACCACCACGCTGTGCTGTTCATGGTCATATCGATGAAAACAAAATTCTCCTTGAAGCTGATCCAAACTATGTCCAAAACATCATCGCTTCTGCCAGCAATCCAGCAATGGCAGCTGCATGGATGGATGGTAGTTGGGACATTGTGGCAGGAGGAATGATTGGTGATATATGGGATCCGCAGGTTCATGTATTAGAACCATTCAACATACCACAAAGCTGGAGAATAGACAGAAGCTTCGACTGGGGAAGTTCTGCTCCATTCAGTGTTGGCTGGTGGGCTGAAAGCGATGGTTCTGATATTCAATTAGCAAATGGTCAGTGGATGTCAACTGTTCGTGGTGATTTATTCCGCATTAATGAATGGTATGGTTGGACAGGCAAGCCCAATGAAGGAGTTAGGATGCTGGCTGTAGACATAGCAAAAGGAATTATACAGCGACAACTCAACTGGAAAATACATGACAGAGTTAAAGCTGGACCAGCGGATAGTGCTATCTATTCAGCTGAAAATGGCAACTGCATAGGAACTGACATGGAAAAGAAAGTGAAGCTTGATAATGGTGAAGTTTACAAGGGTGTGTATTGGACAAGAGCCGACAAGAGAGCAGGTTCAAGAAAGACAGGTTGGGAGCAAATTCGTAAGATGTTAAAGAACGCCAAAAAGCCAGCTATTGGACCACGAGAGCATGCTGGATTATTCGTGTTTAGTAACTGCACTCAGTTTTTGAGAACCATGCCAGTGCTTCCTCGTTGTGATAAAGACCCTGATGAAGTTCATAAGGATGCTGAAGACCACATAGCAGATGAAGTGCGTTATAGAATTAGGAGCAGCAACCCATTGTCAAGGGTTGGGAGAACTGTTGGACATCATTGATTGCTTTTTGTAAAGAAATCAGTTAGGATATTGTTGAGGTAAAAATTATGGCATTAAATAGCACAAACCCACTATACAGCGAGTTCATCACGGATTGGATCACAATGCGTGACACTTATCGTGGTGAAAGAATTGTAAAGGACAAAGGTGAAGCATATCTACCAGCAACAGGTGGTATGAAAGCAGATGGAATGAATTCTGCTAATGCTATTGGCTATCAAGCATACAAAGCTTACAAGGAAAGAGCTGTTTTCCATGACTTTGTTTCTGATGCCGTTGAAGCTATGATTGGTATGATGCACCATAAGCCTCCAGTTATTGAACTTCCTTCAGTTCTCGAAGATATGCGTAAAAATGCAACCATTACTGGAGAAAGTTTGGAGCAGTTACTTCGTAGAATTAATGAAGAGCAATTGGTGACTGGTCGTCTAGGATTGCTCTTAGATTTGCCACAAAACCCTGATCCAACCAACCCATTACCATACATTGTGAGTTATCGTGCTGAAGATATTATCAACTGGGATGACGGTGCACGAGGACAAATGTTACTCCCACAGTTGAATTTGGTTGTGTTAAACGAAAGTGAGTATGAGCGTACAGACGAGTTTGAATGGGAATTAGTAGAGAAATACAGAGCCTTAATTTTAGGTGATGTAGAAGACAATGAAAACTCTGGCGTTTACAGAACAGGAGTATTCAGGAAGAACCTAACATTTACTGAAGAAGCATTAATTGAACCAAGCATCCGTGGTTCAATGCTTGATAAAATCCCATTCACATTTATCAACACCAAAGACATTGTTTCTTGCCCTGACGACCCACCTCTTATTGGGCTTGCCAAACTTGCTCTTGCAATATATCGTGGTGAAGCTGACTATCGTCAGAATTTATTTATGCAAGGTCAAGACACACTTGTCATCACTGGCGGTAATGAAGAAGAATACAGAGTTGGCACAGGTGCAGTAATAAACCTGCCTAACTCTGAGTCTGATGCAAAATTCATTGGTGTTACTAGTGATGGACTGGCAGAGCAAAGACAATCTTTAGAGAATGACAAAGCCCAAGCGGTGAATAAGGCTGGTCAAATGATTGACACTCGTAGTCGTCAGAAAGAAAGTGGTGATGCATTAAAAATCAGATTGGCTGCTCAAACAGCAACCTTAAACCAAATAGCACTAACAGGTGCAGCTGGATTAGAATCAACTTTAAGAATGGCTGCTGAATGGTTAGGTGCAAACCCTGATGAAGTTAATGTTACTCCTAACCTTGACTTTGTTGACGATGAGTTAACTGGTAAAACCCTTGTTGAATACATGTCTGCCAAAGCCATGGGTGCTCCACTTTCAAATAAATCTGTTCATTCTATCATTAAGAACAGAGGACTCACAGAAATGGAATATGAAGAAGAAATTTCTGAAATTGAAAATGAAGGCATAGTTACTGGCACTGGCACAAATGCTGGTGGAGATGCTGATGACGACAGCTAATGAAGCATTATTCGATTCACTTATTAGACACCAGATATTTCTGTTGAGATTTAGTGGTTCTGTTCGTAACAAGATCTATGAGCTACTAAACGCTACTGAACAAGACATCGCTGAAAAGATTCGTGATAGGTTACGCAATGCCAACGGATTAAGCTCTCCTGCAGATCTTCGTAGATTAGATGTGGTTTTACGGTTAGTGAAAAATATCCGCAGCGAAGCATGGCAGGAGTCTGAGTCTCTCTGGGCTTCTGAAATCATTGAACTTGCAAAAACTGAACCAGAAACATTAAACAAGATGATAATAGCAACAGCACCAGTGGTTGTTGATACAAGTTTACCAAGCCCAAAGACGTTGAAAGCTATCGTCACTAGTAAACCATTTGAAGGAAGAACATTGAAGGAATGGGCAAGAAAAATAGCTGATGAAGACTTGCGTAGAATAGAAAATCAAATACGACTGGGAATGGTATCAGGAGAATCCAGTGCTCAGATAGCTCGTAGAGTAGTTGGTAGTGCTAAGTTAAAAGGAGCTGACGGTGTTACAGAAATAACACGTAGACAAGCAGCCTCTATAACTAGAACAGCTGTAAACTTTACAGCAAACCAAGCTCGGACTGAATATCTAAAGGAAAACAAAGACATATTGGCAAAGGAACAGTATGTTGCCACACTAGATTCAAGAACCACTGCTGTGTGTCGTGCTAATGATGGTAAATTATTCAAACTTGGTGAAGGACCAATTCCTCCCCTGCATTTTAATTGTCGTAGTTTGCGTGTGCCTTTCTTGGAAGATTCTATCCTTGTGGAACGACCAGCAAAGCCAGTTACAGAAAAGATGTTGTTAAGAGAATTTGCAGAGAAAAATAAAATCAAGTCTGTTTCCTCTAGAAATAATCTTCCATTTGGAACCAAGCGAAAGTTTGATAAATACAAACGTCAAAGAATTCGTGAATTAACAGGACAAATTCCATCAGCAACAAATTATCAAGAATGGCTGACAAGACAATCTAAAGAATTCCAAGACGATGTTTTGGGATCTACTAAGGGAAAGTTATTCCGTGAAGGTAATTTAAAATTGGATAGGTTTGTTAATCGAACTGGTGATGAATTAAACCTCAGTGAATTAGCTCGTAAAGAAGCCCAAGCGTTCAGAGCTGCTGGGCTTGATCCTAAAGACTTTTTATAAAGTGATTTAAAAGACAACTATTAAGTTGTATTGTTATTCTTGCAAGCACCTAGTCACTGTTTGTAAACCTCTAAGCCAAAATGGGTAACCACCTATCCCCATTTTGGCTTTACTTCTCTATTTTTATCACATATAATAAAGTCTTGTCGTTATCATGGGATAACGAACGTGCTAAGGCATGGGCTGAAGTAACGGTTAAAAGAGGATATTATCATGACCATTAAATCCATTTATTCTACACAAGATGAAATTCCAGAAAATTATAGAGATTTGTTCGAGGAACGCAATGGTGCGTACCACCTTACAAAGATTGAAGGAATTAAGACAGATGCAGACGTTAGTCGTGTTCAAACTGCATTAACAAATGAAAGAAATGAACACACAAAATTAAAGAATCAAGTTAAAACCTTTGTTGGTGAAGGATCTTTCGACGACATTCAAGCCAAGCTAGATCGTATTCCAGAATTGGAGCAATTAGCTGAAGGCAAAGTGGATGAAGAAAAGATTAATTCATTAGTAGAAGCTCGTTTGAAAACTAAGTTAGCACCAGTTGAACGTGAAAGAGATCAACTAGCTACTAAGCTTTCTGAACGTGATGAAGTGATCAGTGGTTATGAAACAAAAGAACGTCAGAGAAATATACATGATGCAGTTCGTCAAGCAGCAACTAAGCTAAAAGTAATTGACACAGCACAAGAAGATGTATTAATGCTGGCTGAGAGAGTATTTGAAATTCAAGACGATGGTTCAATCACAGCTAAGGATGGAGTTGGCGTTACTCCTGGAGTTGCTCCTGATATTTGGCTAACAGAAATGCAAAGTAAACGTCCTCATTGGTGGGCTGCAAGTTCTGGTGGTGGAGCGAGAGGCTCTGGTTCAGGTGGAAATTTATCTGGCAATCCATGGTCTGCTGATAGTTGGAATATGACTAAACAAGGACAAATTATTCGTTCAGAAGGAATGGAGAAAGCCCAACAAATGGCGCAGGCAGCTGGTTCAAAAGTGGGAGCAATAGCACCTACTGCTAAGAAATAGTTGCTAAATGGGAAAAGTTGCATTATGATTATAAATTAGATGTTCATGGGAATATCTAATTTATAATTTGAGCCGTGCCATGGGGTATGGTTCATTAAAAGCAAAATGAGCCATAATTTAACAATTAATAATATCTAGGAGGTATTTTACCATGGCAAATGGACCAATCACTCTTGTGAGCGATGTAGTCGTTCCTGAGATTTTTACTCCATACACTCAGCAGTTGACTGAAGAAAAGTCACGCTTAATTACATCAGGTGCAGCAGTTCGTGATGCTGCTATCGATGAGAAATTAGCTGGTGGTGGAACAACTTTTAACATTCCATCTTTCAAAGATTTGGATAATGATGATGACCGTGTATCAACTGATACAGCTCATGCTGAATTCACAGGTGGTACTGCTGAACCTGATCCGAAGAAAATTGAAACTGCGACTGAAGTTGGTGTGCGTTTATCACGTAACCAAAGTTGGTCAAGTGCGGATCTAACTGCAGCACTAGCTGGTGAAGATCCTATGAATGCTATTGCTGGCAGTGTTAGTCGCTATTGGACACGTCGTTTACAAGCAGCTTTTGTAGCTACTATGAAAGGTGTGTTTGCAGATAATGCTGCTGCTCCATCTGGTTCAGAGCATACTCAAAATGACTTAACAAACGATGTTTCTGGTGAAAGCTTTACTGATGGTGTGACAAACTTTACTGCTGAAGCATTCTTAGACGCTGCTGTGACTATGGGTGATTCAATGGAAGATCTTGGTATGGTTATGGTGCATTCTATTGTATACAACCGTATGCAAAAGAATAACCTAATTGACTTCATACCAGATGCAAATGGCGTTGTTAACATCCCAACTTTCCTTGGACGCCAAGTAATTGTTGATGATGGACTACCTGTAACTTCAAATGTTTACGACACTTGGTTATTCGGTGCTGGTGCTATTCGTCTTGGTACTGGAACTCCTAAAGTTCCTACTGAAGTTGAAAGAAAAGCTGGTGCTGGTAATGGTGGTGGACAAGAAATTCTATACAACCGTACAGAATGGTGTATACATCCTGCTGGTCATAAGTATGCTGGAACTTCACCTAATGGTGGACCAAGCAACGCAGCGACAAGTAATAACCTTGCTCATGCTGGCTCTTGGCAACGTGTGTTTGGTGAGCGTAAACAAATTAAAATTGCTCGCTTAATTACTCGTGAGGCTTAATTTAAGGGAGTCTCTTGACTCCCTTTTTTAATTTATAAGAGAGGTGTATTATGGGTAAAGGTTTACCAAGATCAATGTCTCGAGGAGATAAAATTCGCCAAGAATTAGTGAAAGAAACTATAACTGTGAGCGGAACTGTCACTGTAAGTGCCACAGGTGCAGCTATTGGTTATGGTTCATTAGTTATTAGTGGGCTTCCTCAAGGTAATATTCTTTTCCTAGGTGCAGCTGCCTATATTGGGCTTGCTGGATCAGGATCAGATGCTAATTTAGCAGATACATGGTCAGGTGATTATGGTATAGGAACAACTCCAGCGGACGATGCTACTATTACAGGCACAGATGTTGACATTATTCCATCAACAGCAGTTGGTGCAGCCACTGCTGAAGTTATTGCTGAAACCAGAGGTGTTAATTCCACACAAGCAATGTTTGATAATACAGATGGTTCATTAGAACTTAATTTGAATGTATTAATTGATGCTGCTAACATCACTGATGATGAAAGTGTTGACTTAACAGCAAGTGGTAAATTAGCACTAGCATATATTGTATTACTGGACGATTAAGGCTTTCTGGGGAGTGCCTAACTCCCCAATAACTCTGTAGGAGAATTTATTATGAAAGAAAAAATAATTGAAGCATTAAAACAATTAGATCTAGAAAATGATGACCATTTTACAAATGATGGTTCTCCTCGTATTGATGTAGTTGTTGAGTTATCAGGAGTGAAGGGTTTAAAGCGTGGAGACATCACTGGTGCAGCTCCAGCATTTAGTCGAGATAATCCTGTGTTTGAAATTACAGATGAAAAAGAAGATGAGGTCACTGTTGAAGAAGAAACAGAGGATGGTGATGATCTTCAAGCATTAGAAATTAAAGCTCAGAAAGCTGAAGATGTATTGAAAGAAGCCCAAGCGAAGGCTCTGGAGGCTGAAAAAGCTGTTCTTGAAGCCCAAAGGGCAAGGGATGCAATTATCGAAGCGAGAGAGGCTGAAAGACCTGTTCATGAGAATCAACAAAACATCATGAACTATTTAGAGTCTCAAAAACGTCTGAGAGAGGCAAAAGTAAATAAATTTAATAAAGCTGTTGAAGGAATTGATCTCAAGCAGCTAGACCCTGTTGCTCCTATTGATAAAGCAATGGCACGCAAGAAAGGTCATGGATTAACTAGACCAACCAGAGGTTAAGATGCCAAGAAGAACAGCAAATTGGAGATCATTAAGATGGATTAAAAGAAAGCTTCAAGCGTCTCTTTATTATGCTCGTAAAGATAGGTTGATCAGAGCTTCTGGTGGTGAATTATTGCTTGAAACAGGTGAGTTTTTAGCATTAGAAAATGGACAACATTTATTATTGGAGTAGAAAATGACTGCTGATTATAGAGATAAAAAGATTAGTGAATTAACATCACTGAGTTCCCCAACTGCAGCAGCTATTCTTCCTGTTGTGCAAGGAGGTTCAAACTACCAACTTACTTTGGGTTTGTTGAGTAAAGTCATAGGAATAAGAAATGTTCAAGATGCTGCTTATGGAGCTGTTGGGGATGGTTCAACCGATGACAGTACAGCTATTCAAGCAGCTATAGATGAAGCTGAAGCTGCTGGAGGCGGTTTTGTATATTTCCCTGCAGCAGATTATGCTATTGGAACAACATTAAGGATAGATAGTGATGGCGTCATCTTATATGGAGATGGTTCTCAGTTGAGTTCTCTAACTGCTAATGGTGATGCTGTTAGTGTGTTAAATGTAGGAAGTAATTCAACTTCAAGTTCAGGTAAGGTTAATGATGTCAATATTTTTGGATTAAGGTTTAATGGGACAGCTGCATCTTCAGTCTATAATGTGCAAATTTATGGTTGCACTCATTTTAAAATGAATGATTGTGATATTTATCGTGGTTCTCCTGCTCTTCAAATGAGAAATTGTGACATTTTTAAACTAATTGATAATAAATATAGAGGAACAGCTAGCAATATAACCATTATTAATTTAATACAAGGTTCAAGTGATGATATCACCACTGGTCGTATTTTTGGCGGTCTTGTTGATATGGAAGGTGGTACTTGTAAAGGTATAGTTTTCGGATCTGGTGGAACACCAAATGAATTCAACAACATGCTTATTGGTGGTGGGTTGAAAATTGATGGAAATGATAACACAGATAACATTGGTGTTGAAATAGTTGCAGGGTGTCGTAATACACTTTTTGAAAATGTAGAGTTTAAAGAACTTCAAAAAGCAGATATTGACGCAGCGACTAATTTGTTAGATGGTAAAAAAGTTTTCTTCACTATAGATAGTTGTAAGATGTTGGGAGATTCAACTAATAAAACAGATAAGAAAATCCTACTTAAAAAACCTACTGCTTCAGGTTCTAATACTAAGGTTATTATAAGAGGAAACACACAAATTCATAGATTTGATGACGCTATTCATGTAACTGCAGGTAGTCCAGAAATAAAGATTGAGGATTGTGATGTTTCTGATGGAACTAACTTCTTAGAAATAACTTCAGGTGCGACCCCTAGATACAGCATAGGTAATGCAACAATTTCTAGTAGCTCTGTGAACAATAAAAGAGGAACAGTCCTTGCTGCTGGGTCTGCTAAGTATGAAGCAATTGACGGTAACATCTGGAGTGATTTTCATTTAACTGCCACAGGTTCTGCAAGCATAACAAGTGGGAACACTAGTGTGACAGAATCATTTAGTAATACGCTTGATTACACTCCTACTGCGAGAGATGTAACTATACATAGAACTAATTCAGTTGCTCGTGACGGTGGACCAATTTCTCTTTCAAGTTTTAGCACAACACAATTTGATATAAATTGTGAAACTGATCCTGGAGGAACTGCAAATTACCAATATTCGTTAAGAGCTAGTGGGGTGTAATTATGACTTTAGTGGTAGAAGATGGAACAGGATTAGCTGCAGCGAACGGATATATTTCTGTCGCTGATGCTGATACTTATTTTAGTGACAGGGGAATAACCACTTGGACTGGAACAGACACTGTTAAAGGTCAAGCTATTATTAAAGCTACTGATTATATAGAAACTAGGTGGGGTCATTTATTTAAAGGATACAGACAATTCCCAGATACTCCCCAAGGACTCAACTTCCCTCGTTTGGGCTTGTATGATCGTGAAGGATACCAAGTGACAGGAATACCAACTAATCTAGAAAGAGCAACGGCAGAATATGCATTAAGAGCGTTGTCTGCTACATTAATGCCTGACCCAACTATTGATGATAGTGGTTATGCTATTGCTGAAAAAAGAGTAAAAGTTGCTTCTGTAGAGGAGGAAACAGTTTTTCACACAGGTGGTGCAAGCCCAGTGATAACGAAACCTTATCCTGCTGCGGATAAATTATTGCGTGAATATGTTGCTTCAACTGGGAGGGCAGTGAGATAATGTCCACTTATGATTATTCTACCATACAAACTACTGCACAAACTTTGATTGATAAGTATGGTAAAGCTTTTACATTAAGTAAGACAACTGGAGGATCATTCGTTCCTGCAACTAATTCATATAGTGGTGGAAGCACTTCAACTTATGCAGTTAATGGTGTTTTAAGTGACTACAATAAAAATTTAATTGATGGATCTTCCATTCGTTTTGGAGATAAAAAATTAATCGTTGCTGCTAAGGATTTAGCAGTCACACCAGAAGCAAATGACATAATTATTGATTCAAGTGATAATTGGACAATTGTTAGTGTGGCTGAGGTAAAACCAGCTTCAACAAAGTTAATTTATGAATTACAATTAAGAAGATGACAATTGATTTAAAGCGTCTGGAAAAGCATATAAAGAAGGTAAAACTTGAAGTTGAAAATACCACAACGAAGAAATTTCGTGAAGTTGCTCTTGAAGTTGATAGAGCATTAGTGTTTGCAACTCCAGTTGATACAGGTCGTGCACGGTCAAACTGTATACCATCTATAGGAACATCTTCAAAAACTATTAAACAAAAACCAGACGATTTATCACAAATATTAACTGATGCTCAACTCACGGTCGATAAGGCAAAGTTGGGTGATACTATTTACTTTACAAATAATTTGCCGTATATTAGTAGATTGAATGAAGGTAGTAGTGCTCAAGCACCTGCTGGTTTTGTAGAAAAAGCAGT